GATTTGGTCACTGATCTGCCAGCGGATTTTGAGGTTTTTGGTCAGGCGGTTGATACAGATTTTGTTGATTTATTAGGTGGCACAACTGGACAAGTTTTGAGCAAAACATCAGCAACTGATTTGGATTTTACCTGGGTTTCACCAAATCCTGGTGACATAACTGAGGTGACAGTTACAAGTCCAATCACGGGAGGTGGGTCATCAGGCAGTGTGAATGTTTCAATACAGGATGCAACAACTGCACAAAAGGGTGCAGTGCAATTGGAAAATTCAACATCAAGCACATCAACAACAACTGCCGCAGTTCCTGCAAATGTTAAAACCGCAAATGATTTAGCGGCCGCAGCAATTCCAAAATCAACAGTGACCACAAATGGTGATTTAATTTATGGCACAGGTTCAGCAACGGTCAGCAGAATAGGAATTGGTAGCACAGGAAATGTTTTAACAGTGGCGGCAGGAATTCCTAGTTGGGCTGCGCCTGCGGGTGGTGGTGGAATGACTTTATTACAATCATTGGCTTTAACTGGTGCAACAGTAACATCAAGCACATTTAGTAGTGCATATAAACAAATCTTTATTTATATTCAAAGTTGTTATGGAACTGCTAGAGATGAAATGAGAATGAGATTAAACGCTGATACTGGGTCAAATTATGCTTACCACCTAACAGAAATTGCTGCCGTAATAAGTGTTTATCGGCAAAGCAGTGCAGCCTCTGCACATATTGGAACAGTTGCAGACCAAACAGCAGTTAAAAAATCTGCTAATTTTGGTGTTTATATTACGACTCCTTCTGATACTAATAATGTAATGATTCAATCGCAAATGCTTTGGGGTGATGCGACTTTAATGTATCAGGAAATTATGCAGGGCATATATGACAGTTCTGCTGCCATAACATCAATAACATTGTTCCCAAATAGCGGAACATTTACTTCAGGAACAGCCTACATTTACGGGGTCAACTAAAATGGCAAAACCAATGGTTAGGATTTATACATCAGTTGATGAGTTTATTGATAGAGAAATGAATACTGCTGAGTTTGCTCAATACCAAATTGACCAAGCGGAGAGCCAAGCACGCAAATCCGAAGCCGAAGCAAGGGCAGCAGTTAAAGCAGCAGCACAGGCTAAACTTGCCGCACTTGGTTTAACGGTTGATGATTTGGCCGCACTGGGTTTGTAATTTAAAGAGATTATGGAGATGCAAATGATCAGTCAAAACGGTTGGCCAGCATCCCAGGATCAGGCAGCAATTGGCATCAAATCATTTGCCGTGCCTGGCACAAAAATCAAATTGCGGTGTGCAGAAAAGGTTGCACCATTATTGGTCACATTTGCTGCCGAATTTCACAATCATGTTGAAGCAATAGATCAAGGCGCATTGGATGATTGGGGTTATTGTTTCAGGAATGTGCGTGGATCATCTGACAAATTAAGCAATCATTCATCAGGCACTGCCATTGATTTAAATGCGGCAAAACATCCCCTGGGTCATGCGGGCACATTCACGGTCATGCAAACCGTCATGATTCAAGCACTGGCCAAAAAATATGGGCTGACCTGGGGTGGGGATTACAAAAACCGCAAGGATGAAATGCATTTTGAGATTTCATTTAATGAAGCCAAATGTGCTGAATTGATTGAAAAGTTAAACCTAGGGAAAGGTTAGTAATGGAGAAAATGAAACCAATTATTGCCAGTTGGCTGCGCAGTTATATTGCAGCGGCATTGGCCGTGTATATGGCAGGCGGAGATTTAAAAGCAATTGCAATGGGTGGCTTCGCTGCCGTAGTGCCAGTTTTAATCCGCTATTTGAATCCAAATGATTCATTGGGCGCAGATACAACAAAATAATGAAATTACTGATTGGGCTGGTGTTACTTTCATCAGCCCTTTCAGGGTGTGGATATGATGGATGGATTAGATATGAATGCCAAGAATTTGAAAATTGGGAAAAACCCGAATGCAACCCACCGCAATGCAAGGTCACTGGCACCTGCACTGATGAAATTTTGGGAAATGCCCCAGCAGAAAAATAGACTTGATCCCCAGGATATTCATGCCAGGCTGATCTTAATTATTGGTGCAACACTGGCAATCACATTTTTGACCGTAACCATTGGAATTGTTTATGCCCTAATTTTTGTCACCCAGCCAATTGGTGCCCAGGCTCCCAATGATGCAGCATTTATTGATCTATTGAAAACCCTGGCCATATTTTTGACAGGCTCATTGGGCGGGGTATTGGCTGGAAATGGGCTTAAACCCAAGGACAAATCCAAATCTGATTAAGGGTTTTGAGTGTCGGTGATTGCCACATGTCAGCCCTGGGTGTCATACTCATTTCAACCTGCTATTCGGGCGGGGGTTATGATCGGGAGCATCAAATGAATCAAAGCATGATAATTGCCTTGGTTGGCTTATTAGGGGCATCTATTGGCCTACTGATGGGCTTTAAACTAGGGTTTAAACGGGGTGACACCCAAGGCAGCCGCAGGGGTTTTGCCAGGGGTATTGCAGTGACCAGGGATGTTGTTCAAAGGATCACCAATGCCACTCGATAATTATTCCACCGTGGCTGAAAGGATTGAGCAATTTTGGGTCAAATACCCAAATGGGCGGATCAACACTCAATTGATTTTCCAGGATGGCACTCGCTACATTGCACAATGTGACATTTACAAAGAGATTAGCGATCCATTGCCATTTGCAACTGATTTTGCTGAGGAAATCAGGACATCAAGCAATCGGTTTCCAGCGGAAAATGCAATCACGAGTGGAATTGGCAGGGCATTAGCCACTGGAGATTTCAGTAAGTTTTCTGAGGGTGTTCCTAGAGCATCATTTGAGGAAATGCAGCGGGTGACTGCGACATCCCCATATCCGCAGCCAGGTGAGCCAATTGCCATGGCCTTGGCGGTTGAACAAACCTTGGATCAAATTGCGACCAATACACAACCAGCCCAATCACCGCAGTGTGATCATGGATTTATGATTTCAAAAATGGGGGTCAATTCAAAAACGGGAAAACCGTATGCAGGATTTGTGTGTGGATCAAAGGTCAGCCCATGCAAGCCCATTTGGAATTAACATGGGCGGCATATCAATTTCACGCAATGGCCAATCAATCCACATCACTGAAAATGGTGAGGTTTTAAGCGATAAAGGGGCATCAGTGTGTGATTCATGTTTTGTGCCATATCCCATTCAGGAAATGGTGCGCATTATTGATGATCAATTGGTTCTTTGTCGCAGATGCTATTTGCGAAATCGCAGGCAGCAATGATCCTGGTAAATCTGACCCAGGCGGATGAAATTATGGCCGCCAGGGTTGGCCTGGAAAGGGTTGAAACATCCAGGCTAAAAGGTTATGAAAACTCATATACCATTTCAACTGCAACAAATTATTTTGGACATGTGATGGCAAATAGTGGTGCAGTGGCGGCTGAAATTGCAGTTGCCAAGGCACTTGGATTTAATGATTTCAAACCCACTTGCAACACATTCAAATCAATTGCTGATGTTGGTGCTGATATTGAGGTGCGCTGGACTGCCTGGTTAGGTGGCACATTGATTGTGCATCCCAAGGACAGGGATTCAGATATTGCGGTGCTGGTTGTTGGAATGTCACCCAATATGCGGGTGATTGGCTGGATTCCAATATCAGCCGCAAAACGCCCCAAATATCGCCATTCCAAGGATGATGCATGGTGGGTCAGTCAGATCAATTTGCACCCAATTGAAACATTGATGCGGAGCCAATATGCCCCATCAATTTGATTGCACCATCTGCTTGAATTATGCAAAACACCAGGGTGCTGATGTTAAGAAAATGAAAACCGTGTGGCTAATGAAAAATGATGTGATTCGCAATTTGCCACCTGGACTGCATTTGATGGAATGCACAGGTTGTGGATGCCTGGGGATAAAGATGATCACAGAAATTGCAATTTAATATGGCCGGGATTCATTTGCCTTCTGACCTGCGGTTTTGTTGATGGACTTGACAACCTGGATAGGATCGCCAATGCCCGCTGGAGATGCAGGGCAGAAAATCTCCAGGTGCGGCATCCTAATGGGAGTGGTGTGTTTATTGCTGCTGCAATTTACCAGTGTGCAAAATAGTTGGTCAAAAACTGATGCAGATTATTACAAACTATATGCTCACACATTAGTTATTGATTACAAACAGTTCATTTGCCTTGAAAAATTATGGACTAAGGAAAGTAATTGGTCAGAAACGGCCAAAAATAAAAAATCAACTGCATTTGGTATTCCGCAAATCCTTGGCTTGAAAGAGAAAAACCCAATGAAACAAATTGATTTGGGATTGAAATACATTGCCCACAGATATGAAACCCCATGTGCAGCATGGGCACATTGGATGAAATATAAACATTATTGATGATCACCGTATTGATGGGCGCACCAGCATCAGGCAAAACAACCTGGATGAAACAAAATAAATCAGGTCATGAGCATATTTATTCAGCGGATTTGGTAAGGGTTGATAAGGATTTAGATGTAGATTTATTCATGGCAATGATTAGATCAAAGGCTATTAAGGCAGTGATGAATGGACATGATGTGATTGCTGATGGCACTCATACGATCAAAGCCCACAGAATGTTTTGGTTAGCACTCGCCAAGCGATACCAGGTGGAAACAAAACTAATTGTATTTGATACACCGTTGCAATTATTGTTGAAAGGCAATTCAATCAGGCAATATCCATGTGCGAATGATGTGTTGTTAAAGCATCATAAAAGCATGCCAATGGCAAAACGACATGCATTGCGTGAGCCTTGGGATTTGATTGAAAGGTTGGTGCGTGATGTCTAAGGCTTGGAAAAATGGCAGTGGTGCTAAGTGGCGGCAGACCAGGCAACGCATATTGCAGCGGGATCAGGGCACATGTCAGTTATGTGGTCAGGTTGATGGTTCAATGCACATTGATCATATAATTCCCAAGCGTTTGAATGGCAGTGATATGGATGAAAATTTGAGAGTGTTGTGTCAATCGTGCAATTTACGCAGGGGGGGGTCATTTTTTGAGCGTGACGCAACAC